GTACATAAATCAAACATGAGTAAATTAGAAAATGGAAAGGTATTAAAAAGGTCAGACGGCAAGGTTATGAAAGGTTCTGAGTATTTTAAACCAAATTTAAAACAATTTTTAGATGAATGATAAATTATTAAAAGGAATCATGTTCCTACACAAAGTGTAAAATGGCAGCAACATCACGAGAGCAATATCTAGTAAATGTATTTAACAAAATGCATACTAAGCTAGACTCCGCTTTCGAAGATGTTTTTGATGGGGAATTCGATGAGTGTAAGAACACTATAAATTCTTTAATATACGATTTAAAGGATTTGAAAAAAACGATGGAACCATGAATAAAAGAGTTCGCTTAACTCATGATGAGGCAAAAGCATTAGGAGTGCCTCTAAAAAGATTGGAAGTAGGGAGAAACACATTTAGAGCCTACATTTCACAAGACCAAATCAAACAACTAAACGAAATAAAACATAGCGGAGTAGCGGCTTACTGCGAGGCTAGAGGTATAGATTTTAATAGTGTAACAGAATATTGGGATAAAACTAAAGAATATTCTGTGCGTGTTAGACCAGCGATAATGTCTTACAATGAAATAAGTAAAGATATTATCAAAGAAATGGATGAGCATTCGCCAAGGTATAAAACTATTAAAAGAAAAAAAATAGATAGCCCTCACTTATTAGTGGTTGACCCTGCTGATATACATTTGGGGAAGTTGTCTTCAGCTTTTGAAACAGGTGAAGATTACAACCAAGAAATAGCGGTGAATCGAGTAAGAGAAGGTGTAAAAGGTATTTTAGATAAATCTAAAGGATTTAATTTTGATATGATAGTTTTGATTATAGGTAACGATATATTACATATAGACACACCAAAAAGAACGACAACATCAGGCACACCTCAAGATACTGACGGTATGTGGTATGAAAACTTCTTGAAGGCAAAAGCATTGTATGTTGAAATCATAGAAACACTATGTTCTATTTCGGATGTTCATGTAATGTACAACCCTTCAAATCACGACTATACGCATGGTTTCTTTCTCGCTGACGTAATTCAGTCATGGTTTAGACATGCAAAAAACGTAACATTTGATTGCTCTATTACACATAGAAAGTACTACAAGTATGGAGCTAATTTAATCGGCACAACACACGGTGATGGCGCGCGTGTCGCAAATTTACCTTTGCTTATGGCTGTTGAATCGAAGGATAATTGGTCAAGCTGTAAGCATAGATACATATACACACACCACGTGCATCATAAAAATGCAAAAGATTATACAGGTGTAACTGTAGAAAGTTTAAGAAGTCCAAGTGCTGCAGACTCTTGGCATCATAGGAATGGATATCAACATAACCCTAAAGCAATAGAAGGCTTCATACATCATCCAGACCATGGTCAAATTGCAAGATTAACACATATATTCTAATGGAAGAAAAATGGGAACAAGTATCGTTTAGTTTAAGGCATCCTTTTGAAGCCATGGTTTTTGGCTATGAATTCTGGGAGCCAGATGAAAATGTAGAGCATTTTACATTCTCCTTACATTTTTGGTTTGTTACATTGAGATACGAATGGGGATTCGGAGAATCACCTTTTTAAAATTTTTTTGTATATTTGTATTAGTTTTTGAAAGTTTAGAGTTTTTTTAATTGTTCTCTGGACTATGTTTTCATAATGTAGAAACCCCCACATATGTTGGGGGTTTTTTTATTAAATTAGATGTATGAAGTTTGCAGAAAAGTTTTATTGTAATAGAGAGCCAAGTGATGAAGAAGTCATAGTCATAAAAAACCTATTAAATAAAATAGATTTAAAAGAATTTTTAGAAGACAACTTTGTGTATGTACTTATGCATGAAGACGGAAACTTTGAAGTACTTTCATTTGAAAATGATTATGTGTATATTGCATCAGCTGAGTTGCAAGTAAACAATAAAATGGCTATTGAATACCTGATAGAACAAGTTGAAATCGAACAGATGGTTAATAAAATTTTATACGATAATCGAATAGGTTCTTTCAAAAAATTTAGGCCTGTTGAAAAAGAAAAAATAACTAGGAAAGGAATTAAAAAAATATATAGCAACTTCAATGTGTATTCACCCACAATAATAGAGGCTGCAAGAACACTTACAAGTATATCTTTTTTTGATTATCTATATTTAGAAGATGTATCGCAGAAAAAAAAGACAAATAACTAGGTATAAAAAAACCAAGATAGACGGCATACAATTTCAATCGAAGCTCGAATCACATATGTATCTGTTATTGAAAGCGCACAAAATAAAAGCTGGTTACGAATCACGTAAATTCACAATCATCGACGGCTTTCAGTTGCCGTTCAGTTCTTACGAAAAAACACCAAAGAAAAAATTTCTGCATGATAAGGGTAATAAAAAGATTTTACCCATAACATACACTCCAGATTTTGTTGATGTACAAGACCCCCCAAGATTCATAATAGAGTGTAAAGGCAACCCAAATGAAAGGTTTCCTATGGTTTGGAAGCTTTTTAAGCGCTATTTAACGATGAATAATATGAATCCTGTACTATTTGTGCCAAGGAATCAAAAAGACTGCTTAGAAGTCGTTAAAATAATAAATGATTTACTCAGGTAAAGGCCCAGTTCCACCAGGAACATAATTAGGGTTGTTTTTATATTCTCCTGTCAAGAAATCATAAACTGTAAAAAACGCGTCTGCTTTAGAATCTAATCCAAAAATCATTTCTCTTTCACTAGTTGGAACTCCTGGAACAGGTTGATTATCAGGGAATGCACCTGGAGTCATATACTTTTCAATACTTCTTTCAAGTTGGTTTAATGTGGTGCTAAGTTCTGCTGCAGGCCCTGGCAACATACCAAAAGTTTCCATTAACCTAGCTATATATAACACAGCTGCACCTTTTCTATATTGTTCATCAATAGCTTCAATACCAGTTCCATGATATTGTTTCGAAGGTACACCTCTAAATTCTTTTTCAATAACGTTTTCTTCCCAAATCCCTCTAGCTCTATCCAGTTTGTTGTATTGCTCCACTATGATGCCAGGTAGTCCTAAGTTATTTTCTACAATAGAAGTAAATAAAGCTTCTGATGTAATTTTACCTTCACGATATGCTTTTATATCTTCGGATTGAAATTCTTGAAATATTTGTGAGCCTGGTTTGATTAACCCAGTCTCCTCAGCTATTACATTGACAAATGCTAAAACACCATCTCTAACTGGGGGTGGTATTGAGGCACTTGGGTCTACAAGTTTTGCTATGTTTGTAATTACACCTTTTTTCCAGTTACCAGTTCTTGGTGATATATCTGGTTTTTTAGAGTAAGTAAACATGTAGTTTTCTAATTCCTGAATGCTTGCTACAAAATCTAAGTTTTCTACATTTGAAATATTTCTTTTTTGTATAAACTCTAGCATCTCTTTAGTTGTAGCGCCCTCACTTTTTAATTTTTCTATTTGTGCAATAGCATCTCTGTCTTTATATCCTATAAGTGTAAACAAATAAGGTTGTAGCCCACCATATTCTTCGATTGCTTCTTCATCACCACCTAATACTGAAGTTAAAACCGTTCCCATTGTTATTGCTCCAAATGTTTTGCCTATCGCATCAAAACTTGCTACCTCCAAAGCTAAGCCTGCCATAGCACTAGCAGAATCATCCTTTTGGTCTTGTGGTACATTTGGGTCTAAATATCTCTGTAGGTGATATTGGAAATTTGTTCTTGCGTTTACCTCAAATCTACCAAATGGGAAAAATGTTTGCGACAAAAATCTAGTGGAACCATCAGCATCACTTCTAAAAAAGGAACCTTCAGCTAAATCATTACCAGAACGCATCAATTCTGCGATTATACTATCAGCATAATTTATAGCGTTTTTATCGTAACCTCTTTTCTTTTCATTAGCCCACCATTCCTTTCGACCTTTTTTATCGCTAGGGTATGTAACTAAATCTCCTTCTGGAGTTCTTCTATTTTGAAGTACATAATCTAAGTAATGCGCTTCAAAGGATGCATTTGCAGCTGCTCTATCTGAACGAGCTAGCATGATATCAAGAGAAAACTCTGTGTTTTTTGATATTAGATTTATTATTTGGTCAATAGTATATGAGCCATTAGGTATGAAAGGCATTTCTTTATT